CGGACCTCGCCCTCTTTGGCCAGGCAGTAGGCGCCCGTGGTGCGATCGGCGTTGCAGCGAATGAACACCCCGGAGTGGTAGTTTCCGTTTTGGGTGTTGCCGAGCACGAATGAGGCCGACTGTCCATCGGTGGCGTAGGTGTAGTTGGGGCTGGCGAAAAAGTACCCGTCAGGGTTGCCGTTCTTGACGCCTGCATATCCCGAGTCGCCCCGGATGGTGATATCGCCGGGGTTGGGGCCGGTGGTCCAATCGGTCGCATTCAGCGCGGCCCCGTCGGCCCCGGAGAACACGAAACTGTAGCTGTTGCCGTCGCCGGTGTTCTGCTCGGTCTCCTGCTCTTGCAACGTGGTCTGTGCGGCGATGGCGCTTTTGAGCGCATCCTGCGACAAGCCCAGCAGCGCCAGTAGCGAGTCCTTGGCCTGATTGATGCGGTCCCCGATAGCGCCCGTGGTGCCGGTGCCCACGCCGTCGGCGCCGTCCTTGACCCCGGACAGAATGTTGCCGAGGTTATCGACAAGATCATCGACCCGGCTCATATCGAAATTGCCGACGACATCTCCGACGGCCAGGGTTCCGCCGCTGGTGAGTTTCTGAGTCTTGTTCTTGTTGGCTCCGAACCACGTTGCGATGGCCGCGACAAATCCGTTGATCGGCGTTACCACCAAGCCGTTGTAGATGTCACCCAACTGATTGAACGTGGTTTGCAGGTCTTGGATCTTGACCTGGGGCAACGTCGGAATGTTGCCCAGGCCGATCAGGCCCAACAGTTCCGAGGCGGTGATCTTGCCGTCGGCGGTGATCGCGGCGAATCGCTGCTCGAACTGCGTGATACCCGAGTTGGCTTGTCCACCAATGGCATCGAAGAACGATCTGAACTTACCAAGCACCGGTCCCAGGTTTGACATCGCCGAGGCGACGTTCGAGAAATGCACCGGCCCACCCGAGGCGCCCTCGGTGACCACCAATGTCACCGTTGCCCACTTGATCGAACCATCGGCCGGGACGGTCCATGAGCCAGTCAGGCTGGCGCGCACCCATGCCGAGTCCGCGGCCACCGGCTGTATCTGCTTGATGACGATATCGGGCAGCTTGGTGCCGTCCGGGCCGAACGGCGTGATGCACAACCGAATCGGATTGGACCCCGCCGTGGCCGTGAGGCCCTGCCACATCACCGAGGCCGCCATGTCCACGGTCTGGCCCGGCGCCACCTCGAAGGGGTCTTTGACGCTGATCGCGTACAGATGGCCGTCGGCGTTGACGTAGATCGACTTGCCCGACAGGTGCCCGTTCTGCGCGGCGTCGTAGTGCCAGTCCGGGTTATCGTCGACCACCGACGGGTCGGTGAATCCGCCGGCACCGTCAGTCAGATCCTTCTGGACATCAGCAATCCAAGCCGCGGGGATGACGCCCTTGAAAAACTGGGTAGCTGCTTTGGCGATAGCGGCAAACAGGTTCTGCCAGCCCTCTTCGATCTCGGCCAGCGTGGGCCAGCCCACGTCCTGACCGGAGGCGAGCTGCAGCAGCCGACGTATCGGCATGAAGATCTGCTGTATCGCCAGCAGGGTCTCGTCGTCGCCGTCGTAGGTGCCCATGATCGCCTCGGCCAGACCGACGAATTGTCCGACGACGGGCAGGCTCTCGATGAAGTCCAGCAGCAGGCCGGGAAGGTCTTCGGGGCCTTGGATATCGTTGGGGTCGGCGTTGGCGACGTGGGAGTTGAATCCAGCGAATAGCTTCGTCAAAATCCCGAACGGCGACAGGTCTTCGAGCGGATTACCGCCGGTGGAGCCGTGGAAGATGCCCGAAATACGTTCAGCGGCACGGCTGCGCATCGCCGCGGGCGTCAAGTCCTGGACCTGTTCGGCCAGGGTCTCGATGCTCAGTGCGCCAACGGGAAGGTTGGGCACACCACCGGGGGTGGTCAACGCCGCACCGCCCGATCCGCCTTCGGTATCCGCTTCGGGCATCTCGGCGCGGTGGCGGTCATCTCGACGAGCGGCTCGGCCTCGGTGTGCTGGGGCTGTTCGGGGAGCTTGATCGATTCCTGCCGCACCCCGTCGGTGATCCACGCCGGTGCGTGCACCGCCGAGGGGTCGATGTGTTCGGTCTGCCGGATACCGAGGGCCACCAGTTGCGTGGCCAGGTCAGCGACCCACGGCTGGAGCACGGTCAGCGGCATTTCGGTGGCGGTCAGCAGTGCCGAGGCCAGCGCGCCCCCGACGGCCTTGGTCTGGCCGTCGATGTCGTCGGCGGCCGGGATCTTCTTCGGGATTACCTCGGTCTCGACGAGCTTGTCGGCCAGTGCTTTTGCCTCTTCTGGCGAGATACCCTCTGTCACCACAGTCCTATCTGTTGCAGGCCGCTCATGGTGCGGCTCATCAGTTCGGCCATGCGCTCGATCGCGTCCTTTTCTTGGCGTGTGTCCCCGAACGTGCCTTCGATGGACAGCGCCTTGCCCTGACCCCAGTTGATGTCCAGGGACCGGCAGCGCCGCACGAACACTCGCGGCATCAGGTACTTACTGGTGCCGCCGACACGATCACCGAGCCACCAGTGGCCAAACCCGTTGTCCCCGATCAGCCATGGTGAGGCGTTGGCGACCGTCAGATTGAATGAGGTGTCGGGGTCGGTTTCGCGTCGGCGGCGGCGCAGATCCATCACGCTCGCCGCGGTGAACGCCTGTGTGACGTTCGTGCTCGTGGTCTCGAGGTAGTGGCCCCAGCCCTGCCGACTTGTCCGCAGCAGCAGCGGTACCGACATGAAAGCCAGGATCGAATCGCGGTAGATCGGCTCAAGGAACGCATTGATTGCACCACCGAGCGAGCCGACTGAGATGTTGTACCCGATGCCCGCGCTGATTACCGCGCCGATGTTGTCGCCCAGCACATCCCCGCCATAGCTGATGGCTGCCTTGATCAATTCGTTTACACCCGGCATGGACTGTCCGCCCACGGTGATCCGGCCCGCACCGCCCGGTGAGCGCGAGAAGTTCGACGTCTGGATGCCGGTGATGTCGCCGTCGCGGTACACCACGTAGGGATGCGCGGCCTCGGTGCCCAGGATGCCCGGCAGTCGGTAGCCGGTCTCGTCGATCGTGTCCCCGGTGAACAGGTCGTAGCTGTCTTCGACGTGGTTGGACAGAACGCTCGAAATTGTTCGGGTCAGGCCCGTGAGCAGGTTGCCGCCGATCGATGTACCGGTGCGGAATCCCGATTTGTCGACAATGCGCACAAACAGGGTGCCGTTGCGCCAGTTGGTGCCCGCGCCCGGCCAGGGCTCCGGGTCACCATTTTTCCAGCGCCGCAGATCCCATTGCAGCTCTGCGTCTTCCATGATCGGCGCGGCCACGTCGAAGATCGATGTCTTGATGCTGCCGACGACCAGGGAGATCGGCGCCACCGAATCGCCGAATGTGCGCGGCACGATGACGATTTGTGACTGCTGCCAGATGTTGAGGAATATGTCGACAAGCTCGGGGATGTTCCAGTTAGCGGGGTCGAGCAGCTTGAACAGGGTAGCGATGTCAATGTTGGCCAGCTGCAACCGAAGTAGGTTCGCAGCCATCGTCAGCAAGATCCCATGGTCAGCCTGCGCGAGTAGCATCCACGCCTTGGGCTGCTGTATCAGACTCAACGGTAGGAACGGATTGCCCGCTGTGTGAACGAATTTCAGCTCCTCGATGTCGTCCAAGAAGTCGATGACCACCACGTCTCCGGTGGGCCCACGCTCAACATGCACACCGTCTTTGGCCTTCATCCGCCCGCCGATGCGCGCGCCCATCGTCTCGACGATGACGTGAATGTTGCTGGTGCCGCGGGCGTCTTCGTCGAGCGCCCAGAACGCGGCCCACGTGCCACGGCGGTCGTCGAGGTCGATCGGGAGGCGCAGTGAAATGGTGCCGGTCTGGTTGACGATCGGGTTGACGCGCCCGCCCAGCTCGCCGCGCACGGTGCCGCGATAGACCCAATCGCCGTCGTAAAGTTCGATATGCGGCGGGTCGTAGGCGCGCTCAATGCGGTACTCGCGCACCTCCCGCGCCCACGCCGCGAAGTCGTCGTGATCAGTGCCGGTGAACGGCTCAGCGAACGTTGCGACGGTCACGCCTCTAGCCCGCTTTCGGCAGACCAGTAACGCCTCTGCCGCAGTGTGGCTTTCGCGCCCGATGGTCCCTGGCAGATCACGGGCATCTGCACTGGGTCATCGGCGGTGCCGGTGTACTGGGGTACCGGGTAGAGCGGTTCCACCCCGTTGAATAGACCGGCAGCGTTCGACAGATCGGCAGACAGGTAAGTGTCCATGAACGGGTCAGACATCACCGAAAGCATCTGCGTGAGCTGCGGTGTGACGATCATTCGTGCCGCGTCGGCACCCACCGGGCGGTTCCACTTACGTTCCTGACCAAACGCAAAGTCGGGGAACTGCCATGAGATCGACGGGTCGAGTTCCCACTCCGGCCAGAGGTCTTGATCAGTGGGGTTCCACACGTCGAACCATCCGGTATTGGGGTTGGTCACCACGCGGGCGATGTGAATGCCCGCCGTGGACTTTCCGGTGAACAGCGCGACTAGGAACCCATTCAGCGGCCCCGTCATAAAGGACAGCGCGTACCCGAACAATGTGGCGGTCACCGTGACTCCACCGGTGCCGATATTCGAGAGCTGCTCGATGGCCTGACGCAGTGTCGAGGCCGACGAGATGAACGATATGGGCGCAGTGGTCTGATCGCCGATGGTGATGGTGTAAGACAAGGTGCCAAGGGTGATAGAGAACGACAGCGGCGCCAGCGATGTTCCGTCCACTGTGAGCATTCCGGGGCAGGTGTTCGGTGTGCGAACAGTCCAGCGGCCGGGATCACCGGTCACGGTGACATTCCCGGCCCCGATAGTCGACAACGCCTCCAATTCGGCTTGCACGGTAGCGGCATCGGCATCGTAGGCGATGGGGTCGGTGAGCACAGACTCGCCAGCTGGACCGTATCCGAGCGTAAAAGTGCCCGATAGCGCCGCCAACCAGACAGTGAAGTTGCCAGGATTAATCCACTCCGAAACATCCTCGGCGCTTTCGTACATCGGGTTGTAGGCGTGCGCCGAGACCACCGCGTGATAGACCTCATCGATATCGGCATCGTGGCCGTCCTCGGTGGTGTACAGAATTTCCTTGGCCAGCTTGAGATAGAGGAACCGCGGACCCGATGGGCCGTTCCACGTGCACTTGACCTTGCGCAGGTTGTACGGGGTGCCCCAGAGCTTTTGAAACCGTGGCCGCGACTCGGGGGTCAGCCAGAACGGCAGAATCGGAGTGCGGATCGGCACCTCTTCGCCGACCGGCCGACCGCCAGGCTGGAATGCCCCCGACTGGGTGCGCATCGAAAACCCGGTGTCGTACATGCCCTTCGGGTCTACGTCGAGCACGATGAAGTCATCACGCAGATAGATGTCATCGGTCGGCGCGGACACCACCATCGGAGCCACCACCGAATCACCGTTCGACGATTCCAGCGTGATCGTTGCAACCGCCATCAGTACCTACCCAATTTCGCCGCCGTGATTTCGTTTTCCCGCTGCTGCATAATCGCGACGGCGCTGCTGGTGTCGAACGCGCTGATCGTGGTGTTGAACACCGGACCCGGCCGGGCTCCCGCCTGCGCACCGTGAGCCGTCCCCGCGGGAAGCGCAGCGGGCGCCGGGACGGCCGCCGACGCCGAGATGGGAGCGGCACCGCCGAACTTGCCGGGGCCCGCGCCATCGGGTGCGCCACCAAGGCCACCACCGGAACCGCCGCCGCCAATCGATATGCCGCTGACGAACTGCGAGATCCCCTTGAGCCAGCCCGGCGAATCGCCAACGCCAAGCACCCCGAGCGCCGAGGACACCTGGCCGCCGACCGCTGCGGCAGCTGCATCGCCGAACTCGAATGTGCGCTCGGGCTGACCGGGCACCTGCGACTTGACGCCCATACCGGCCAGGCCGATCCCCGAGAGCCCGGAAATGGACGACGGCAGATTGAACCCGCCGCCACCGGTGGACGATGCGCCGCCACTCGATGCTGCGCTCACCGCTTCGGTGCCGCCGGATGAGACCGTGGTGTCGCCGACGGGCGGGTTGACGCCCGCGGCTACGCCCTGCCCCATCTCGGCGCCCCTGGATTTCAACGCGCCGAGCAGACCGTTGGCGATACCGGGCCCGGAGAAGATGTGCACGTGATCCATATGGTTCTGCGTCGGGTCGCCACCTGCGCGGGTCGCCATCTTCTCCGAGCGCCCACCCGGGTACCAGAGCTTCTGTTGCCAGATAGCCCATTTCAGGTCAATGGCCGAGGCGTTGTCGACCGCGAAGTCCTTGACCGCATCGCCCTTGGCCTTGTCGCCATACACCATCACATCCAGGGCGCGGCCGGTTGGATGCTCCCCGTAGCTGTCTTGCCGATAGCCGCCAATATTGCTGATGCCAAATCGCTCACTGATGATCTTGCGCAGCTCCGCGGTGCCCTTGACCAATCCGCCCTCGGCATACCCTGGCAGCTTGCCGGTGGCGTTCAGGTAGTCCAGCAGTCCGGGGTAGGCATTCTCAATTCCCTTGCGTGACTGGGACTTGATGACGAACTCATCCCCGTGGACCACGCCCGCTATCCGGTTGATCGGCATGTTGCCCGTATATCCGCCGGTGTCGAAACCGAACTTGGGCATGTGCGGGATAGCGCTGATCTGCTTGCCGCCGACCTCGATGGAAAGCGTGTCGGCGACCGCATTCCACTTATCGCCGATCCAATTGAGAACCGCGACAAGCCCATTCTTGAGTCCGTCCCACATGCCTTTGGCGGCGTTGGTGATAGCACCGGGCAGGCCTTTGACGAAATCGACTATCGCCGTGAACTTGTCCTTAATGCCAGTCCACAACTCGCCCGCTTTGGTGACAAGCCAGCTCCAGCCCTCACCGATGCCTTCCCAAACCCGCTTGAGCATCGGCCAGGCGTTGTCCATGAACCACTTCACAACAGCCTCGGCGGCAACCTTGATCGCCGCCCATGCGGCATCGACGATCCTGCGGAAAGTCTCAGAGTGGTTGTAGGCGTAAATTATTCCCGCGGCCAATGCGGCAATGGCCGTTACCACCAAACCGATGGGGTTGGCGGTCATGGCTAGGTTCCATATCCGTTGCGCAGCAGCGGCGGCCTTGGTTCCCAACGCAATAGCGTTGGCCCCAGCAGAAGCCAGTACCGCGGCAGCGTTCATCCCCTCCAGTAATGGGGTTGCAGTGCCCAGGGCGTTGTTGAGTCCATCTATGGCACCGGCGCCCCACGCGTCATCGCCGCCGATCAGCTCTTTGGTCTTAGTGAGCGCATCGCCCACTTCGCTGACCCTGCCGGTGATCGAACCGGTGACCGCGGTGATCTTTTCAGACGCCTTCGATAGGCCGCCAGACATTGAATTGCCCAGCCGGACAGCAATATCCGTGCCCATGTTAGCCTTGTCCACCGCGCCCACCAGGCCGCGCTTGATGGACTCCCCAGCCTTCGTGTAGTTGCCATTGCTGACCTTATCGAGGATTGCCGTCACCATCGCAGCGCCCATACCGGCACCGACAATTGACCCGAGTCCAGGAAGGCTGGCACGCAGAACGTTTCCGACGGTTCCACCAACACCGGACATTCGAGTCGGAATGCCGTTGGCTAGCTGCTCGCCAATTGCCCGGCCCGCCAGCTCCCCAGCCACCGCGCCCGCATTAGATAGGGCGGCCGACTCAATCTTTGGGGTGACCTTGACATCGCTTGTGTGCTTCTCGACCGCCTCTTTGGCCTGCCTACCCGCATCCTCCGCGGGCTTGGGATCTAGCTTGGGCTTGACTGCAACCTCGGCGGTCTGCTTCTCGACGGTTTCCTTGACCTGCTTGCCTGCGGTATCGGCAGCCTTCTGGTCAACCTTGGGCGCGATCGATACCTCGACCACCTTGCCGTCGATCTGCTTGTCGATCGCCTCGGTTACGCCCAGCAGCGACGGAATGATCTGGAGTGTCGCATAGCCGATAGTTGCCATGTATCCCTCGCCTCCCCAATGGTTTTCACGTAGTTGCGTACTTGCGCTGTTTGAACTCTTCCTGTAGCGCGCGCTTGTGTTCTGCCCTCGCGCGCGCTGTCATCTCTGCACGTACGGGGTGATCGAAATCTTCGGGCAGGGAACCCTTCTCGGAATTGGCCCGCACCAGCACAACCCACAGATCCGCCAGCAGATGATCGGTTTGCGACCACACAGGCAAGCCATCGTTGATGGCAACTGCCAACCGAGAAGTTGCAGGAAGTTGGCGAACAAGTGTTCCGAGCCGGCGAGTAGACATGTCGCCGCGGTAGAAATCACACAGGTCGATTCCGCGGTCAGCGAGGTCAGCCTCTATCTCGTCGCCATGCTCAGCGAGCAGGCGAAAGAGGCCACCTAGTTTCCCGGGCCAGCCAGCGCCTCGCCGAGTTTCTCCGAAATCTCCGCGAAGTCCCGCACGCCAGGGTTTTTCGCGAGCAGCGCCGACCACTGCTCGGGGCCGAGTAGCTCCATGCTGCCCTGCAGATTCGCCAGGGGCCGCTCGTCCTCACTGAACTCCGTGAGATCATCTTTGAGGCCCTGCAATCGCAGCAGCGCCTTGATCGGCGGGTTTTTCAGGTCGATGCGCAACGTCAGGCCGATATGCTCGATGACCGCAACTCCCTCGGCCTCAGCCTTGCGTGCCTGCGCCGATGTCTTCGTCTTATGGTCTTGAGGCTTGGGCGCATTGGCCGGGACACGCTTGCGTGGTGTGGTGGTCATGTTCGACTCCTTGCTTGGGGATGTTCCGACTCGCCGTGGGTGTAGCCCCGCCCCGGACGCGGGAGTCGGTCGTGTCCGGGGCGGGTGCCTTCGCCCTACGAGACGGCGACAGTGCCGCCGGTGCCGGTCGCGGACACAGTGGGGACCGTGCCGGTGAAGACGGCCACCAGTGGGCCACCGTCGGGACCTTCGACGGTCACACCGGGCGCATCGAGCGCCTGCACAGAGTCCAAGTCCCGCAACGCGGACTGCAACGCATACGCCGTCTTCGTCGTGAGGGAGACCGTGGTGTCAGTACCCACCGTTGCCGTGTAGGCGGTTACGCCGGAGTCGATAGTGAACGTCTTGGTGACGTCGTCGGCGGTGCTGCTGTCCAGGTACTTGAACACATCGCCGTTGGCGTCGGCGGTGTGATGCACCGTGATCTCCGCGAATGACAGCTCGCCGTCGACAATGCCGCCATGGCTCTTGAGTTCGGCCAAGGCGGGGCGCAGCGCCACCCACATGCGGGTGATGTCCTCGTCGACATACCGGTAGAGCACGTAGATCTGAACATCCTTGGGGATGCCCAGCTTGTCCGGCGTGGACCCGGGGAGCACGACCTTGCGGGTCACGGCGTTGTACTCCAGCGCGGTGAAACCGCTCTTGAGCTTGCCCTTGCGGAACTTCGTACGGAAGTTTGGATGCCCGAACGCGTCGTATTCCTTGACCTCGCCGGACGGGTCGAGCGGGATGCCCTTCTTGTCGTCGATCAGGCCGGAAAACTCCCAGCCCTTGGCCCCGGGGTCATCGGTGGCGTTCGTCGGGATCTTCGCGGCGATGTTGTTGCCTGGGACATCCTGCTTGAGTATCAGCCACACCTCGGCCTTGTCCGGGATGACGGTGGCATCGGGATTGATGGTTGCAACCATTGTTGATTCCCTCCTTAAGGGCGTGAGAGCCCTTGCGGGCCAACAAAAACCCCGCCAGGTAGACGGGGTTGATCGGTGCGCTACAGCGCGTTATCGGGTGCGGGCCCGGGTGCGGACCGTGAACGAAATGAGGTCACCGCTCGTGCGCGAGTCGCGTGCCTCCAGGAACGCAGCGCCCGGCAGGATCGCGGCGATACCAGGAATCCGTGTGGTGAGCAGATAGGGCATCGCCGCGTAGGCATACTTGGTCTCCCGGCCCGATGTCCACGACGTGATGCGGATCGTCGGGTCAGTCGCCGCCGGCCACATGTCCAACGTGCTGCCGTCATCGGCGACCAGCAGCACCGGATCGGAGCCCAGAGTCCAATCGGATGGAAGTTCCAGGCGCACCGACAACTCGGGGAACCGCGCCGCCATGTCGGCCTTGAGCCGATCCTTGATCAGGCGTGCGACGTCGACCGGCTCACGCACCGCGGGTAGCGTCACCGGCCAGCCTTGCCTTGCGACCGCCGCGCAGCCACCCACGCCTCATTTGCATCGCCGGACGCCTTCGCCTCTGCGGGTGTCGCTTCCGGCCGCGCCTTTCGCCCCCTCCCGCGATTGCGCGTCTCCGTGGCAGGCTTGGGCCGCACCTCCAGCCCGGCCGCCGCAGCGGCGCGAGTGAGTGCGCCATCCTTGGCTTGCATCTCGGCCGGCACGCTCACCGTCGCCGCGGCGCGGTCGGTGGTGTAGATCGTGACCTTGGCGCCCTCGCCGATGTCGTCGGCAACCTGCTGCGCCAGATCATTGATCGCGCTGGCCGCCAGCTCCTTGAGCACTTCGGCGCCGCCCTCTTGATCCAGCACGAAGGCCATCAGCCTTGCCCCCGCGTGCACAGAACCTCCAGGCCACCGATGCCCGAGAGCATCCAGTCATTGACGATGATCGGAAAACGGTTGCCGCGCACCGTCAATTCGTCGCTGTTGATCAGGTCGGTGCCAGGGTTGAAATAGACCGTGCACGCGATGTCCTCACCGCTGCGCGCCCGCTCCTGGCGGTGGCCTTGGCCGGATTGTGAGCCGCTGCCGGGTGCCACTGCGATAGCCGTCAGTGTGGTATCGGTCGCCGGGGTCAGCTTCCCGTTTTCGTCCCGACCGCCGCCGCGGTGGCGGATCACCTGTTCGCTCACGGCTGAGGCTCCAGCCGGTACAGGTCCAGGATCGACAGCTCGGCCATGGAAAATGCCGACCCCGCAATGACTTTCTCTTCGGACCAGCGGAATGGACCAACCGCGATGGGCTTGCCGCCCGTGGGTGCCTGCGACGTACGGTCGACATACGAGAGCACCGCGGACTCGAAGTCGGCAGCCTCGGCGAATCCGTGATCCATCGTCACCGTGATCGCACCTAGCTTGCTCGACCATGGCGCGCCAGACTTCTTGCGCACCAACCCCGTCTTGGACCACTCCAGGCTGCCGAGATTGAGGGTTACGCCATCCTCGACGACGCTGATCAACTCGGCGACCCGGAGAGTCGGCAGCCGTAGCAGCGACCCCCCGGGCCCATCGAGTTCGACCTCATGCTCTTCTTTGACGGGGGTGACGTGCCAGCCGCACCAACGCTGCACCACGGCCAATCCAGCCGCGAGGTTCCGCTCAGTCTCCGAATCATCAGCAACCAAACGGCCTTTGGTGTACTCCGCCAGTGCGGCTGTATCGAGCACTGTTACGCCTGCTTGTCGGCCACGGCGGGCCGCGCCTTGTTCGTCGGAGCCTTGGCGGCCTTCGCCGCGGGCTTCTCGGCCGCCGGGAGCAAGCCGCGCCGCTCGGCGTCCTCGTCGTTGAGCAAGAGCGTGGTCTGCACGCCATTGACCACCACGTTGTATTTCTTCACCGGTCCTCCTTGAGGTGGAGCCGGGGACAGCCACGACGGACCATCCCCGGCTTCTACTCCGATCAGTGCCATTTAGGCGGTCAGATCCACCGACACGAACGCGGGCGGGCGGGTCACGCCGAACGCCACCCGCTCTTCACCGAGCACCGCGACCAGGTTGCGCACGAAGAAATCCTCGTGCGAGTCGGTCATGGTGACTGTGGTCTGCTCGCGGTCCCACAGGACGGCCTTCTTGTAGTCGCCGAGCAGGCCGACACCTTCGGCCTGCGACTCGGACTCGATCACCGGGATACCCCACAGGGTGCGGTTGGTGATCGACTGCGGTCCGCCGTAGTAGTAGCGGTTCTCGCCGTCCTTGAGCAGGTCCAGCGCCTCGGCGTCCGCGGGGTTAAACACCCACGCGTTCGGGTTGACCCGGCCCACGTGGCGGGCCTTCGTCACGGCCTTGCGGGTCGTGGTGAAGAAGTCCGTGGTCCACGCCTGGGTCTGGATGCCCGAGGTGTTGTTGATGCCGGCGATGTTCTCCCCGGACCCGGAGCCGTTGAGGATCTGATCCTCTTCCTTCTCGGCGACGTCCTTGCTCAGTTCGTCGTTGATCAGCCCCTCCAGCTGGGCAACGTCGGCCAAGGCGCGCTTGGTGATCGGGACCCATTCGGCGATCGTCTTGACGGTGGTCGAGACGATCTCGAATGCCCACGAGCCTTCGGGCTTGTAACCGCCTCCGGCGACGTTGACGGTCGGGCCCGCGGAGCCCGGGGCGGTCGGCCGTGCCGAGCTGGTCGCCTCAGGCACGACATCGGCGGCGTTGGTGTGGCTGGTCTGCCGCACGAATTCCACCGTGTCGCTGCCGGTGCGGCGGGTCGAGATCAGGTCGCGGATCTTGAGTTCCTTGCGTCCGAGCATCTCGACAATGTCGGTGCGCTCGTTGACCACGAACGCGCCGCCGGATGTCGACGAGGCGCCGGTGATCAGCGACTTGACCGCGATCGGGGCCGAGGACAGGTGCGAGCCCTTGGGGATGCTGATCTGTCCGTTGTGGGTGAACGGATGCAGCATCGCCTTGAACTCGGGCGAGCCGACGACCGCCAGGCCGAGGTTGGACGCCTTGGCCTTGTAGTCGCCGCCGTCGCCGGTCTCGATCGGATTGCCGATCTGTTCGCCGAGCGCCTTGGCCTGGTCGATGACCGCGATGTCGGCCTTGGCGACCTTGATCTGATCCAAGACCTGGGTGGCCTTGCCCATCAGGTCGTTGTATTCGGTGACATCGGTCTCGGGCCATTCGGACTGACCGCCCTGGCCGTGCTTCTCGGCGATCTCCCGGGCCTTGGCCAGGAATCCGTTGCCGTCCTTCTGGAGCTGGGCGAGCTTCTCTTGCAGTGTCGTCATGTCGATCTTTCTCCTTGGGTTGGTTAGGTGCTCAGCGCGAATTCCGCGGCGAGCCTGTCCAGCGCCGAGGTGTCGACGGACGACTTCTGGCTGGCCTCGCGCGGCTGTCCCGGCTGCGTATCCGCTTCCGGCGCTTGGCGAGACGGACCGCTATCGCTGGCCTTTTCCTCGTCTGATGTGCTTTCGAGAGCTGACAGCACGCCGCTGATCGCGGTATGCGCCTCACGTAATGCGCTCTCATTTTTGGCCGACAGCACGCGGCCAGCTTTGACCTCGTGTGACATCAGGTCGATGATCGACTTGACTGCCACCACGGAGGTGTCTTGATTCGCACCGATGGGCACGAATGAGAATTCGTAAACTTTCAGCTCACGCAACTCATTGGCGCGCACACCGTTTTCGAGTTCAACGCCCGCCTGGTCGATCGTGTCGTAGGCGAATGACAACTGATTGAGCCTGCGGCCCTTGACCAGCCGGTAGACGTGGGGGCCCTTCGGCGATTCGAGATCGAACAGACCCTTGACCCACCAGCCGTGCTCGTCCTCGCCCATGTCCTCGTGGCCGGCCACGTAGAAGTCCGGGTCGTCCATCCGGTGACCGAACAAGCCCGGCAGCACCAGGCCGGAGTTCTTCCACGTCGCGATGGTCTTGAGGAATGCGCCTGGGGCAACAATGTCGCCGTAGCTGTCGGGCTGCTTGATGAATGTCGATGGGTAGACGATGAATTCGCCTTCCTTGAGTCCATCGTCGGGACCGGCCTTGACCTGCCCGATTGGGGTGTTCTTGGTGAGCATCAGCCCTCCTGCGTGTTGTCGGCCGTCGGCTTGTCGGTCGGAGTCATCAGCGGAGCCGGGTTGGGCTCTGCGGGGATCGGGTTCTGATCACCGTTCTGGGTGACGTTCAGCGGGCGGATCAGTTCGTCGCCGTCGTCGACGGGTGGCAAGTTCGCAAGCGAGCGGCCCTCGTTGATGGTTCGCCATGGCCCGCCAACGGATTGGGTGATCGAGGCGTCGCGCTTCTCGACGTTGCCACTGAGCTTTTCCATCAGGTTGAACTCGACGTAGAACTTCTCGGGCTTGCTCTCGAAATCGGGGAGCAACTGCAGCAGGATCTCGTCTTGGATCATCGTCAGCCATGGGCCGAGGGTGTCCTGATACAACATCTGGTGTTGCTCTTCGATATTCGAGAACGTCGCGTGATCGAGAATCCCGATCATCGGCGGTGGGATGAAGTACGACCGTGCAACCTCTTCGTCAGTGAGCTTGCGAGACTCGATGTACTGCAAGTCTTTCGCCGTCTGCGAGGCCGCAACGAACGTCATACCGTCTTCGAGCAGCGGTGTTCCTCCGGCATTGGCCGCCATCGCGCCCGCGTACTCGGCCTGCCACTCGCGTTTGAACCGGGCCCGGGCATCTTCGGACCACTTCGGGGCGTCGGGCGCCTTGGGGCGGGAGATGTACCCGGAGTGCCGGGCGCCGTTGCGCATGATCTGGTCGCGCATCTCCGAGGCGGTCCAGTCCTCGCGCAAGATCTGTCGCAGGGATTCCAGCGGGGACACACCCGAATCGGAGATGCCACCGTAGCCCCGGAAGTACACCACCTCATCGGCTGGGATCAGTCTCGTGCTCTTGGTGCCGCGGAACTCGAATTGCTCAGGGGTCAGCCAGTTGTCACCCTTCGGCGTGATCAGCGGCGCCGGTAGATGCACCAGGCGTGGCCCGTCCCCGGTCTTGATCTTCCACCAGTAAGCGCAGTCATAGATTGCGAAGTCGTGCACCAGCGTGTTCAGGAACCGGTACCGCGTGGTGAAACTGTTGGGCTGCTGCAATAGTCGCGCCAGCGCGTGATCGGTCAGGCGCTTGCGGTCGTTGTCGCCGCGGCGCTCGAACATGTGGATACCGAGCTGGGCGATGTTGCGGGCCAGAAACGACACCGTGCGCCGCACTGACGGCTGCTTGCGCCACAACTCGAAATAGTCCATGGCAACCCACGGCGACAGCTCAATTGCCCGGATGGGGGTGATACCCGGTCGGGACATGCCCCGCACCGAGCCCTCAGAGACGACGAACGCCATGACACCGCCTCTCAGAGCATCTGCACATAGTCGACATTGGCTCGATCAATCCGAACTTCACCGTCGGCGGGCATTACGTGTTCGACGCCCGGCTCATGGACCAGGGCGCCGCGCAGGATCATTCCGGCGCGACCATCGAGGGTGCACACACCCTCAATTGCGTTGCCACTGAACAGGTTCACCAATACCTTGCGACCTGTGGCCGTGTAGCGACGTTTAAACAATCATCAGCCCTTCGTCTTCGTAGGCACTCGTGCCCTGTGCCTCGCGGGCGGCCAGCGCGCGCGAGAGTGCCATGATCAGTCCCACCACGCCGTCGATCTTGTCGCCGGCATTGGCCTTGTCGGGCTTGACGTTTCCCGCTGGGTCCATCGCAATTGCGAAGTTGTCGATCTCCCAGCGCAGCAGCGGATTACCGCCGTGCCGGATCATTGGTTTGACGGGCAACCCGTTCTCGTCGGTCCGGGCGCCCAACCGGATCAATCGCTGCAGATCCTTGGTTGGTGCGCTCATCGAGGCGAATCCTTGGCCCATGGTGAGCATTGGGGCGCCGTCGCTGGTCAGGTTGTTGATCAGCTGGTTGGCATTCCATCGGTCGTAGGCGCATTCCTGCACCAGGAACTCGTCACGGTCTCGGGCGATCTGCGCCTCGATGAAGTCGTAGTCTGTGACGTTGCCCGGGGTGGTCGTCAGCCAGCCCTGTTTGACCCATGTCGAGGCCGCGTTGGCAGTGCGCTCGTCGAGCGCGGCGATGGAATCCTCTGGCGCCCAGTGCCGGGCCAGCACCTCGAATGCGCCATCGCCGGTGGGGAATACCCACACCAGCGCCGTGAGGTCCGAGGTCGACCCCAAATCCAGCCCGCCGTAGCACTCCCGACCCGCCAGCCGCGACGGGTCCACGATCGAAGCGTTGGCGTCCCAGTCCTCAATTTCGAAGTACCGGGTTTCCTGCTTGGTCCGAATACCCAAGTGCAGCCGCAGGAACCGCGCCAGCTCGGCCGGACTATCCTTGGCCTTCTCCGCGGCCTCCAGCATGAACCGCTTCGTCGGGCTGATCCCATAGCCGGGATTGGACTTGCGCCAGGTCGATTCGGCGAACGGGTCATCGCCCTTGATGAGCTTGCCGTTTTCGTACACGGGCTTCTCGGCGGCGAACACCACGCCGTAGGTGCTCGGCCGATTGAGCACTCCGCGCGCCAACTTCTCGATTAGGGAACGCTTCTCGTCGTACGGCGTGTGCCGGCGGCCAGCATCCGCGGTCGTGATGTAGATGATGAGCGGCTGCTCGCGGCTGCCTGTACCGGTCTCCAGCGCCTCGATGAGCACCATGTCCTTGTGCAGGTGCAGCTCGTCAACGATGGCGCCGTGGATGTCGGCGCCGTGCTGCGCGTCACCCGCGTTGGCGATCGGCTGAAAGTACGAGCCCGACGCCGCGTGCGTGATCCGGTGCTTGAGCGCCCGCAGGTGCCGTTTGAGACCCGGCGACTTGTTCACGATCTGGCGCACCGGCTCGAAGACGAATCCGGCCTGTTCCTTGGTCGTCGCGGCCGCGACAACCTGCGCACCGAACTCCCCATCGGCCGCCGTCAGGTAGATGCCCCACCCGGCCGCCGTCGTCGTCTTGCCGTTCTTACGCGGCACCTCGATATAGGCAATCGTGATGATCCGCACCCAGTTGCCCGAGTCCAGCGACTTGTGCACCCAGCCAGCAACCGGCGCAATCGTGTACGCAACCTGCCACACGTCAGGATCGAATCGCTGACCAGCGAATCTACCCTTGGTGTGTCGCAACTGCCGGAATGCAGCAACTACTTTGTCGGCACGCTCCGGGTCGAACCGGGCCCCCGGAACCTCCCGCGGCTCCGGCGTCTTGATCAGCGGCGGGCAGTCAGGGACCGGATAGCCGCGTGACTCGAGATACCACGCAACCTCTGGGCTGAGCTTGAGTGCGTCGAGATCAGCGTCAGCCCAAGGGCTGTCAGTCGTCGTCGGCGGCTGCACCCGCGAAGGGGTTCGCCTCGAACTCGCCACGATCGTCGTCTCGCTTGGACACGTTGCGCTCAGCGGCCGGCGTCAGCCCGAAGTGGTTCGCGAACTGCAGCAACCGCGACGACGCCTGCTCGGCCACTGCCACCGCGGGGTTTTTCGTCCACCACACCGAGGTTGTGCCGTCCTTGCGGCTCGATTCGTTGCGCACCGTGATCCCGTTCGCGGTCACATCCTTGGTCGCCGCGACGAACCGCGCCCACGTCTCGCAGTAGGCTGCCAACGTCGCACGATCCTCCGGTTTGATCAGGTCAAGACGCACCAGACCAGGGGAAACGCGCTTCCACTCGGCCTTTGCCTCGCGCGAGAGCCAGGACGGGGGATTGGGTGCCAGGCGCTTGAATGCCGGGGGCTGCGCAACCGGCCGACCTGCACTGTCCTGACCCTCACCACGACCATTGAGCAAGAGCAGTTTCGTTGGCTGCTGCGCGGGCATCACTCACCACCTATTTGCTGTACGGGGAGGCCATTTGCTGGCGCGCCATGGGGTTTATGCATAATTACCCCCCCTTGCATGAATGTTGTGCAGAAAAATCTTTGCCTACCGCGGCGAGTCGCATACGTGCTGGTCAGAGCGATATTCACCCCTATACCCCCTCTGACCTGCGAATATGTATCCGAGGGGGTTATGCGCCATGCATAAACCTCTGAATATTTATGCACGCGCCTTTGAATGGAAGTTTGCTCACCACAGACGGCATTTGCTGCGCAGCTTGGCGAACATGCTCGTGGTCCAACGCACCATGGCAATGCGGAGCTTGGTACGTCGAGGCATGTACTTGCGCAGGTCGAGGGTGCCAACGACCTGACCACCGCATACCAGCGTGACCACATGCGGCTCGCGCACCTCGGCCCTGATGGTCAGGATGTCAAGGTCGCTGGATACATAAAGCTCAAGTGGCTCAATGGTGGCCATCGTCGTCTTCACCTCGCTCTCGTCTTGCCACGCAATGCGTCGGCGTTGGTCTTGGCCTTGTGGTGGTCCTCGCACAGGGACATGAAGTTGCGCGGGTCGTACTTGGCGCCGCCCTCAGCCAGCGGTGTCACGTGGTCTACGTCGTCGGCCAGGCGCGGGCAGCCCGGGTGCTCGCACAGCGGGTGTGTGGCCAGGTAGGCATCACGCACGCCTTGCCAGCGTCGGTCATTGCCGCTGTCATGGGTGGAGCCTTCCCATGCCGGACGGCACGAGCAGGGCCGGCCCTTCGGTGCGGGCTGGTGGCAGCGAGCGCACACACGCGGTGGTGCACTGGGCATCAGGTCGCCTCCCCGGATATGACAAAACCCCAGCTAGGCCGGGGTTTTTCGGGCAGCACAATAGATGGCAACTATGATTCTAGCTGGTCAGCGGGGGTGCGGGCACATTGACTTAGCCTCGCGTGGCGGCTAGTTCCGGTACGACCAGCGTTTGTAGCCGTCCAGGCGTACGTCGGCTATCGAGGGGTCGCCGCGACGGTCGGTGACATCACCATGGGTAAGGCACTGTAGGCGTCCGTGTTCGTCTTTGATGATCGAGTGGCAGCAGCACGGCGGATCCGCCTTCTTGCGTGGGTGTTCGATCTTGGAGACGAACGCTCCGTTGCCGTTGCGCGGCGGCTCCGGCATGCAAGCAAGGTCGGCGTCTGCGGGCAATGGTTCGGGATCGAGGGCCAGGCATGACGGGCAGATCGGCGCGGGGTGGTTGATGAGCGTGGGCGAACCGTCTTCGTCACGCGGACCGACAAATGCTTGAGTATGTCCGAGGACATGCCCCGCGCTCGTCCAAATCTGGCAGGAGCGCAGCTGATACACGCATTTGCGCCACTGCACGGTCTCAGTAGTCATGTGCCCTCCGGCTTTCTTTCACGACTGCTCTTTCCACCATAGGTGTTGGGCCTGACTGAAACTGAATACACGCGGATCGCGGTACTGGATGTAGTGCGGCACCACCCGTCCTTGGTGCAGCCAGCCCCGGATGTGCAGCTGGCGTTTCTTGATCCAGCGCCGAAGGTGATTCTTGGACGGCACCGGCTTGGGGTTGCCGTCCTCATCGAGGCCTCCTTCGACAGCGCGTAGTGCTTCAAGCAGCTTGGGTTCGGGCATCAGGTCGCGGTCCACCGATGTGCGTAGCCGGTTCTTTGGCGCGTCGATCTTGGCCTTGCATGCTGGGCATTCGACGAACTGCTCGTCGCCTTGGGTGTAAAGCATGTGCCCGCAGGTGATCTGCTGGCCGCGCCGGTCGTGTCCCTTGATCGTGGGGCACGGGCCGGCGAAATGGCGCTCTTGCCGATTGACCGCACGGACGATGGATTCGCACAGCTCGGCCATGTCCAGCGCGCACTCTTCGGCGCCAGGGGTGAGCGCGATGGCGTGCACATGCTCGGCAAGCCAGTCGCACATGTCGGCCAGTGTCGGCCGGTAACGGCGAGGCAGGCGTCGCCAGCGTGCGTCGGGCAGGGGACCGATGAAATCGAGCGGCACCACGCGCACGGGCTCGAATCTGATACCGCGGTGCTCGCAGATGGCGCGCACCCACGTGGTGACGGTTCCGCGTGCCCGATGGGCGATTTCCGATGCGCTGGCGTTGAACGGCAATGGTTCGTCACTGGCCTTACCGATGATGGGGCTGGCGAGCTTGTCTTGGCGGGTCACGGTCTCGTCGAGACGCTCGATCAGCCAGGCCAGTTGGGTGGCGTGCTCACGCAGCGCGTCCACGCATTTCGGGCACAAGAACAGCTGTGCGGGCTGGGAGCACTTGCGGCAGTTGGTCAACGCATCAGCTCCTCGGTCAGTTCGTGAACAGCTTGGGCGATTACGCGTTCGTCGAGCGACCCCGGGAAGTACAACCGCTGAGTGAATTGCCCTGGCAGCTTGCGCATTTCGTCGGCCCAGTCGATCGCGTTAAGGTCGACGTCCCGATAGAACAGGCGTCGCCAGACGTCGGGGTCGAACAACTCGAAACCGGCATTGAGACGAATGTGTGCATTGCCGACGATCCGCTTCGGGTCCCCGCAACTTGGTAATGCGGTGTTGATTTCGCCCGCGAGCGTGCCTATTTCGATCCATGCGTCATCGAGCAATATGAATATCGGTGGCGGTACAGGGATCGCGATGGTGTTACGCGCCTTGCGGTACTTGGCGTTCCAGTTCCACCGGATGCGCTGCGGGCCGGTAGCGTTCCTGCCAGGGCAGCCCCGTTGTGGCGCCTCGTGCTCGTCGGCGGCGCACAACGTGCACATTGGCATCACTTCGGCCATGCCGCCGCCTCCAATCCCGCGTAGTGACGTTCCTTGACCGTGAACGGCATTGCCTCCCCGAGGTGGAATGCGCCCATGAGCGCGAGCACCGCGGCGTCGGCGATGTCGTGGTTGAGCACCTTCGTTGGCGGCGGGAACCATGCGCGAACATTGCCCAGCACTTCGCCCTTCTCAGCCCGACCGCTGCCGGTGGCCCACTTGGCGCGGGTCTGCGGGGGAACTACCGCGACGGGAACCTTTTTGGCGTCCAGAGCGCCGTACAGCCCGTGCCATAGGCCGCTGCGGTCGAACGTCGAGGGCAGGAACTGGCCGTACGCGGGGCCTTCGATGACGGCCAGATCCGGCGGGCCGTCGCGTAGTGCCCATTCGATGACGGCCCGGCAGACGGCGCGCACGCGTCGGCTGCGGGTGGCGTATGAGTCGCCGTCGTGGCCGCCGTAGCCGATCGAGTGCAGGGCGATGGGCACGCCGTCGCGCAGCACGGCTAGGCCGGTGTTGCGCAAAGAGGGGTCGATGCCGAGAACGACGGTCATGGGATCTCCTTGAAGGTGCAGCGGGCGAAGTGGACGATGCGGTAGTTCAGGCCCCGGCAGCGTTGTTGGGGCGCGGCTTTGCATGTCGGGCATTGGATGCGCAGTGCGGCCAGGACCGCGGGGGACTTGGGGTTGGCCAGTTTCGGGATCTTGCCGGCGGCACTCATCGGACATCTTCGATTCGCTTGGGCCAGTGGTGATGCAGTTGCACGCCTCCGCCGATGTCGGCGGCCTCGGTGCCGTCGCGCTGATCGCACCAGACGATGCCGGTGGTCGCCGTTATGCCGCTGCCGTACTCGTCGCCGATGATCTCGATGCTGCATCCGCTGCCGTCAGGCGTGGTGATGGTGATGTGTTCGACCCATTGCGGGTTGTGGATGCGGGCGGCTAGACACACCAGCTGCCATGCGATCCAGGGCCGAAAGCCCATCTGGCGCAACATCCACAGGGCACTCACCGCGCACCGTCCTCACTGATGGGGTCTTCGATGTCCACTTTTCCGACCAGAAACGTGACTGTGAGCAGGTTCGTGCCGCCAGATCCGCCGGGCGCGACGGTGACACCGCGCTCATCGACGAACGCCGGTAGCTTCTCGCCGTCGAGGTACACCACCCCGTCGCGCGTGATCTTCACGTCGGGCAGTTCGTCGCTCATGCGACTGCCCTCGCCGCTTCGGTGCGCGACGGGTGGAAGTCCTTGCGCTCACTGCCGGTGGCGCTGTTCCAGCACGGCTTGCCAGCGCTCGCGCCACACGGTGGGTAAGGGCACCGGACACTCAGCTCGGGGCGTTGGTCGGCCCCGCGTCGGTGGTACTTGAGCCCGACGTCGAGGTCGAGGTGTTGTGCCAGCCGCGCGATCGGTTCGACCGACTTCGCCTCGAGCTGCGCCTGACGTGCCTCGCGCTCCTGGCGGCTTTCACGGTCCAGCTGATCTCGGCGCATGATCTTGACGCGCCCGTAGACGTGCCCAGGCTCCAGCCAGACGCCCGGATTCTCCCGAAGGTGGTCACGTACCGCCGTGAGGGCCAGCGAGCGCGGGAGATCGCCAATCACGGCTTGCCACACGTCGACGTCGGTCTCGCCCACGGTGCGCCGGTCAGCAGCGGCTACGGCGGTCAGCACGTCGATCACGTCGTTGCGGTTCATGTCAGCTCCAATCGGTTGGTCGAGTTCTTGAGGGCTTGGACTTGGGCGACGCGCTGGTCCGAAGTCGACTGCACGGGCCGGACAGCGCCGGGAGCTGGCGTGCTACGCCCGTTGATCAGCTCGGATACCAAGCTGGGCAGGGTCTTCGGGTGCAGGCTCTTGGTGGTCCAGAGCGCGAGCGCAGCGCCGACCAGTTCCTCGGATTGGCCATCTTTGAGCAGCGCCGATGCCTGTAGCCGGAGTTCGGTTCGGACGGCCGCGGGGTGCGTGGCGGGGATGTGCTCGCTGACAAGCCGATTCGCCGCTGGCGTGACGGGTGCGCTGCGCGGCTCGCTCGCGGTCGAGTCAGGACTAACGCTCTTAGGTTCCCCAGAGTTCTTTAGGGTTGGGTTGGGTTGGGTATACCCGGGACTCTCGCGAGTGTCCCCCGCCTTGTCCCTCGGGGTGTCCCCCGATCTGTCCCCAGGGGACATGGACGACGCCTCGCCTCGCTGGCGCTGCTTCTTTTGACGCCATTTGTCCCGGTCAGCCTCGATTTGTTCGCGGCTGTCTTGCCTTCCGGGGCCGGTGAATTCGTGGAATCGATAGCCCTTTTCGCCATCGTGCACAACACCGTCATTCCAGAGCCCAGCGGCAACCAGTTTCTTCGCTTTTGCGAGCCCTTTTGGCTGCTGTTTGACCCACCAATCGGGCACGAAACCGTCTGTGAGGTACCGCATGCACCACGAGCCAGCCCGGACCCACATGCCGAGCGCTTCGTCTCCAGCGCGTTGCGCCTTCGGGTGTGAGTCGAGGCCATCATCGACCCTGAAATGCGGCATTACGCCGTTACCTCCGATTCGGTTGTGAAGTTCGCGATTTCGAGCAGAACGTCGGCGTGGCAAGGTTGGTCGAGCGGGCACCAGCACGCGAGGTCGAGACCACCAAGCTCCACCCGAATCTGCTCAACGAGCCCGGGTCGTCCGATCACCCAGATACGGAACAGCAGCACGGCGATCTCGGGCGTGATGTCGTGCCCGTACGCGTACCACTGGCCTGGCGAGAACGGGGTGCCCTGCGCCTCGATCATGAACTGGTCGCCAACGCGAAACGGGTTGCCCCAGTCGGTTCCACGCGTGACGATCACGGCGCCCTCTGGCTTGCGCCAGCCCTTCGTGCGCCTGCGCTGAACCCGCTTGGCATGTCGGCAGTCCGGGCAGCACTTCCGGTTTGGCCGCGCGGCGTCACAGCGCGAGAGCGGGCAGTCGCACCACTTGCACGGCGTATCAGCGGCCATCACGCCACCGCCTCGGGGTACTGGTCCCACGTGCGCCCGTCCAGCTCCCGGCCCGCGCGCTTCTTGCCTATGCGCCAGAGGCTTTCCTCGGGGTAGACATCGCAAGCGTGGTAGTCGTCCCACCGACGGCGCGCCTCGTCTGTCATCTGCCCAAGTGGCACGGTCTCGCCCCACTGCTTGAACAGAAATGGCACACTTGCAGCTAGACATTGATCCCGTAGTGACCGAACCCAATCCACATGCATCGGCCGGTCTTCATGGCCCGACTCGCCGCCGACGATCACCCAGTCGAGTTGGCTGCCCCAGAAAGGCGAGCCCGCCTCGATCGGATCGGTATGCAGGTTGATGGGACCGAGTAGCGGCTCGGCGCTGACGAACCGCACAGCGGCCGGGGTGTCCAGTAGCGCCGGGATGCGGAGGTCGGCGCGCTTCTGGTCCTCGGCGCTCACGCCTAACCAGACGTTGGGTAGCGGCCAATAGTGGTAGTAGATGGCATCGTGAACGTTGTCGCCATCCTCGCTCATGCCCGCCGCGATACGAGCAACCCTGGCGCGGAACTCATCTGACGACAACAGGGAACGCATGCGGGCGTGCCGTTTGGTCAGCAGTTGGAAGGTGTGCGTCGGCCTGTCCCAGCAGAAGCTGCACGCCATGACCGCGAACACTTCGGCGATGTAGTCGTCAGGAACCTTGTCGTGGAACAGGTCTGACATCGAGTTGACGAACACCTTGCGCGGCTTGGTCCAGCGCAGCGGCAAGTCGAGCTTGTCGGGTCGCAGCTGCACGTCGAACCCGTTGGCGAAGTAGTGCCCCTCGGTTCCGCGCCAGCGCTCGGCGAACGTCTCGGCGTAGCAGTGATCGCAACCGGGAGATACCTTGTCGCAACCGGTTACCGGATTCCATGTGGCATCAGTCCATTCGATGCCTGTCTTGTCACCCATCACTCACCCCTTCTGAATTTCGTATGGCACTCATCGCACCGTGGACGACCGGCGCTGTGCGGCTTGACCTTGCAGTCGACGCACAGACCGGCGCGGTAGGCGGTTGAACTCTCGGGGGTGCGGCTCATGAAAGGCTCTCGACGCCAACCGTGATCAGGTCGCGCGATGACGGCGGGGTGACAGCGTTTCCGGCCTGGCGTGCCTGCTCGCGTCGGTTGCCCTTGATCACGTAGCCGGCCGGGAAGTCCATGGAACGCTTGAGTTCCCGTGGTTCCAGCATGCGGAACCAAACGTCATCGAGATTGAACGTCGGGCGCTCGGCCGCGAGTGGTGATTGGTGCCCTTCTGTGGTCAGGGTCCGCATTGGCTCGGCTGCCGGTGTGACCATCTGCGCTGGGTTGCCGCGCGGAGTGTTATTGCGCATCAGGAGTGCATGCCGCTCGATCGCGGTCACCGTTGACAACGGATCACCCGCTGGACGGGTGGCGCCGTTGCCGTAGTAGGTGGTCACCAGGCCGTGGTGGAATCCCGACGCGGTGACGGTCGACAGCGGCTCGGAAATGGCGCGAACATCGCTGCTGCCTCCGCGCAGCTCGGCCATGAACGCCAACCCGGTCTCGTTGCGAGTCGTCATAGTGCGCATCGGGTCCGACACCGGCTGCGCCTGCTTGCCCTCGCGCCCCTCTACCGGGATCGCCAGCGCCTTGGTGGTCTCATTGGCGGTCACGGTCGACAGCGGCTCGTCCAAACCGCGCACGCGGTAGTCGTGCCGACGCTCGACGATGAACGGCGCCCAGTAGCGCTCGATGCCGGCCCGGATGCGCGCCATAGTCTTCTCGGCGAGCGGCTTCTCGCGATCACCGAGGCGCGTGCCGAGCATCGACCAGTCGATGATCTCCTCGGCCGCACGCACCACGGGTTCGATGACCTGGTTGCGGCACTTGACGTTCGGGCACCGGTACATGTACTGCTGGCGGTACCGTCCTACGGTGTTGCCGGGCTTCTTGAACACCTGCATCGCACTGACGGGCCCGCAGTCGGGGCATATCGCCCGGGGCCGCACGACGCGCTCGATGTCGGGCGCTCGGTTGGCGCGGCGCCAGAACATCACGTACAGGCGGTCGCGGGACTGCGGTGCACCCAGCCCACCCAGCTGCGCGTGCATTCGAGTTCAGCATCACGAGCCGGTGGCTGTAGCCGAGACTTTCCATCGCCGCTAGCCACGCTTGGAACGGCGCCCACTTCGCAGCTTCCACAACGTTCTCGACAAACACGACCTCGTAGTGGTGATACTCCGAGAACCGCACGACGTCCCACATGGTTGCGCGCGAGCGCTCTGCGGCCTCGTCGGGCAGCGTGTCCCCGAACAGATCGGGCTGCATGTCGATCCGCTTGATTCCCTTGGCCTGTGAGTGGTTCGTGCATTCAGGTGAGAACCATCCGAATGTTGTCTTGGGGAAGTACTTCGGGTGGATTTGCGATAGATCCGCGCAGTAGTGGTCCGCGTCGGGATGGTTCTCGTTGTGTGTTTCCACTGCCAGCTGCCAGTGGTTGGCGGCTGCCCGGACGGACACACCTGGAACCTGAATGGCTCCGGTGCTGGAACCGCCAGCACCACAAAAGAAGTCCGTCATCGAAATGTGTGTGCTCATGCACGGGCCTCCGTCGAGAAGCTGGGGAATGGGTGAACGCCGATGTAGAGCGCGAGCGTGTCCAGGGCGAGTTGAATTGCCACCAGGGCGCGGAAACGTTGCTCGATCGGGTAGAGATCCACAGTGGCGATCGGCGGGTACTCGCCGAGAAGGTAGTCATCGACCACCGCGGCGGGAGCAGAATCGCCACGGTGGTCGATGGCCGGTTGGGTAGTCACTAGTCGTCGTCGCCCTCGGTGCCGTCGGAGAATGCCGGACCGCCGGTGAACTCGATGACCGTGCCGTCGTCTTGGCTTCCGTCCTGGCTGTCCTGCTGGTCGTCGTCGGCACCCTGTGGATCGCCGTCGTCGTCGAACAGGGGCTCTTGTCCGTCGACCTCGGGCACCTCGGTGCCGTTCTTAGACTTGGGCTTGGGCATCTGCTCACCGAGCGGCCACGCCACGATGATCTTGGCCTGGCGCACAGGCACCTTCGGACTGTCCGGGGTGTTCTGATCGAAACCGGCGTGCTTGATGTAGAGGCGCGCGGAGATGTCGATGTATTCACCGGCCTCGGGCGGATCACTCAAGGACATGAGCAGGGCTTGACCGAGCCGGATTTCGGTCGGGCCAGCAGCCAGACCGTCGTCGAACTTGTCGAGCTCATTGGTGGACTTGAGGTCGGCGGGCTTCTCGGTTACTTCGGCCATGATGTGTTACTTCCCTTCTGGTGGTGGGTGTTTCAGTTCTCTTGCGGGGGCTCGTCGTTTTCCAACATGTCAATGACCTTGATGGCCTCGCGCTTGGTGAGGTCCTTCGATGAGGTGATCTCGCGGCCGGTTGCTGCGGTGAGCCAGTCGAGGCCAGCTTGACGCTCATTCAGGCCGTGCTTGCCAAACAGCACGTGCAGCTTCTTGAGTTGGGGATCGGTGATGCCCTGCTCGGCCGCGTTCTCGGTCTCGGGTTCCGCCTCCGCGGGTTCCGGTTCGGCTGGCGCGGGCTGTGTCTCCGGTTCGGGTTCGGGCTCGGCCGGAAACTCGTCGAGGTCGGTTGCCGGTGCCGGCGTGGGCTCGATCTTCGGCGCGGGCGCCTTGCGAGCAGTGCGCGTACGCCGCTGCAGCGCTGGCGCTTCTGCGGCTTCCTGCGCTGGCGCGTCCAGTCGCTCAGAGTCCACCGAGATCAGCCCGTCGAGCAGATCCTCGACGATCAGCGAGCCCGAAAGCACGTCGGGAAACGCCTGCTTGCACAACCGAGACGTGGCGCGGGCGACCAGCTTCTCGGCGGGGTATGCGGCGATATCGATCTTGGCGCGCTTGGCCTGCTCGGCGGTGAATCCGGCGCGATGGGTCTCGCCGTTGTCCTGGCGTGTGCCCTCGACGATGCACCGGCTATCGGTGGACTCCAGCACGCGGAATGTGTGCCCAGCCTGAATGATGCGGCGGCGCATGAATTCGGCGTAGAACCCGACCCGTCCGTGCACAACGTAGATCGAGGCGAGGGCGTCGAGCGGATCGAGGCCGAGTTCCCAGCCCTTGAGCATCGACGCGGCGATCTCGGCGGGCTTGCCCATCATGTCCTTGGGGACAAACGATGTCTTGGCCAGCACCTCGGCGGCCTCGCGGCATTCCTTGAACAGGTGCAGCCATTCACGCATGCGCTCGGCCTGTGTCGGCTGGACGGTCGCGGGGTGGCGCTCAATGGTGCCGTCCCATCCGGGGGCGGGGGGCCACGCGCTCGGGCGGGTAGCGAGTTCGGTCATTATGCAATCTCCTTGATGGATAGTGTTGACTGGCAGGCATATTCGCTAGATTCCCTCGACAATCGACTGACCTCACCGAGGAGCGCAGCCTCGTCGAACGTCAGCGCCATGTCGAAAGTTGTTTCGTCGTCGCACCCGTTGACCGTGATGCGGTGGGTCATATCAGGCATCGCCCACCGCCTCGTCGTAGACGACGCGCGCGAGGGGCGCGTCAGGGTTGTGGGGTTGCATCGCGGGGTAGATGAGATCCCTACCGGCGTTGACGAATTCGCCGACCTGCGCCGCGTACCAGAGCCAGCGCAGCGACATCTCGTCACTCTGGGTGGGGATGAGTTGCGCATCGTCGGAGGTGATGTGAATGGCTCCGGTGCGGTCCACCGGGATCATGGGAACTTCTTTGCCGGTTGGGTCGATGTAATACTCGGCGAACCGGTATCCGGCGAGCTGGAGTGCGGTCTCGCCGTAAATGCCCTTCTCATTTGTCTTGAGGTCGAGCAGCCAGCGCTGCCGGTTGCCCTCGTCGTCGGTGAGATCGGCGATCAGGTCGAGCGTGCCGGCGTACCCGTACTTGTACGAGACGACCGTGATTTCGACCGCGACGGGCTCAACCTCGAAACGGTCCAGGAACCGCACGTACGCCTCGCAGTGGCCGCGCAGTTCGTCGGGGATGTTCTTGACCGTCTCGCCCTTGACTAGTCGTTCGCCGTACCCGTGCACCTCGGTACCGCGCTTCTTGGCCTTGTCGGTGGCCTCGTAGCGAGCACCCTGCAGGGTTTTGAGGCGGGCGGCGACGGCCAGTTCGCCGAGTTCGTCCCAGTTGTCGATCGCGAACTCGGCGGTTGAGTTGGCTGCCCAGTTGATCAAGGCTGGCTTAGGAATGCCGTTACTGAGAATAGTTGTCACACCAGGGATTCGGACGTTGTTGCCGTCCACGTACCAGTGGTTCTTGCCACGGTCCACGCGCTTGATCGGTGGAATGAACTTGGTGGTCACGATGCCCACCCCTTGGCGATTCTGCAGTCACGCACGATCTGGGTCATGGCTGAATCGAGTGTCCTTCTGTAGTGGGTGGCCTTGCGGGCAAACGTGGCCGGGTCCTGGCGCATCTTCTGCGCGATCTGCCAGTCGGGTATTCCGATGGCGTGCATTTCGTCGTACTGTTCGGTCCAGGGCCGGTCGGACAGAAAGCACTGGCGGCACATTCCCTGAACCTGTTTGGGACGTTGGCCGCATTTGGTGCACTTCATGCGGCAATCGCCTCCAGTAGTTGATGCGCCTCGGATACGGCTTGGCGCAATGTGATTCGCGGCGGTACTGCCACCTTGAGCGCAATCCGGTACGGATGGTTTGATGCCGGGCATTGGTCCACGCCCGCACTGTCGGGATGACGCCAGATCACGTCATGCACCTTGTTGCGCACAACGCGTCGCCAGCACACCGGGCAAAAGTGAGTCGTCACCCCTGCCCCCCTTGTGATTTGCGCCAGCTCTCCAGTTCGTCGATGAACCCGTTTAGCGGGGCGTCGAGTGCGAACACCGGAGAGCACAGGCGAGCTTCCACGGTCGCCAGGTAGTTGGAGATCCCGAGCGCCTCGGCGTGCTCGGCCAGATGCTTGAGCATCTGGTCGCACTCGGACCGATCAAGCCAAAACGCGGGCTGACGGTTCGGGGCCATGAACAGCGTGCCGTCGGGTTTGCGAATGAGGTACTGAATCTCGTAACCCTCGGGGATGTTGAGGCTCATTCGTTTCCGCCCTGCTCGTTAGGATTAAGAACTGCGGCGGCAGGTATTCTGAGTGTCTGCGGACGTCCCTCGATGCCACGCACAAGCTCAAGAACCTCTCGGCGTACCGTTTCCATCGCGGCCGGATCGTCGCGCATCCGCTTGGCGAATTTGTCTCCCGCGATATCGGCGTCCGCTACCTTGCCGCCGTTAAGAGTCAGCGCCAGGCTTGATACCCCGCTAATGAAGCCAGCGAGCCAGATGTCAATTAGGACACTGGAATCGAACCTCTCGATGATCACCGAGGGCGTGCTGTCGTCACCTGGAGTCGTCACCAGCCCGCCTCCAATGCGCGAAGTGCGGCACTGGACTCGACGCGGCTATCGCGGTCGGTGAAGAACTTGACGAGGGCCATTTCGATACCGTCGGCGTCGGGCCCCAGATCAAACCTGGCGGCGTCTGCGGTCGCGGTGAACTCGTCCATGACGGAGCCCGCCCGGTCGATAGCCCTGTTGAGCTGCAACACATTCCGCGAATCTGGGACGCGCCGCCGGTACCCAAAGAGCTTCGTAAGATTCACGCGGTCACCCCCGCCTGCGCGAACACTCCGGTGATCACGATGGCTATGGCTGCGATGAGCAGCAGCATCGCCGAGCGATCGCGGTACGGACCGCGGCGGTGCAGGTGCAGATCAATGCCCGACGCCGCGAGCACCAGCGCCATGAGGACGGCGAACTGTGCGTACTGATGCGCGGCGAGCATGGTCAGCGCGTAGATCAGGGCGAGGGCTGAGACTGTCCACGCTGCGTGTCGCATGATCGCGGTGCGGACACCACCGACACGCTGAGCAGGGACGGGGATATTGTTCGACATGGCAGTCCTTTCGTAGGATTGCTGGTAGGAACGGTGGCGAGTGAGGCTTCCGGCAAGATGAATCACTCGCCACCGTCTGCTGTATTCAGTTGTGGGGCATGACGGTTCAGGCTTTTTTGTTTCCGCCGATGGTGAAGTCCACGTGCGAGCGATTGCGTCGTTCGGCCTGCTGCCGCCAGCTCGCCTCGGCCCGCTTCCAATCGGCTTCCGCCTGTTCCCAGCTCTTCCGCGCGCGACGCGAGAAGTGGATCGATGCGCACGACATGAGAACCGTGAGGGTCGACGAGCCGAGAACGACCAGCGCAACGGCGCTCACGACGCCGCCTTGGAGGCGGCGGGCTCGGAGCCGATCAGCGCTGTGATCGGGACGCCGAGAGCTTCGGCGATCCGCGCTAGCTCGTCGACAGAAAGCGGTGCGTGGCCCGCCATGCGGCGGGAGAGTGCCTGCTGGCGCATGCCGACCTCGTGAGCAAGTGTGGCTTGAGTGCGCTTGGCCCGAGCCATCTCGGCGCGGATATTCGCGGAAACTCTCTCAGAGAGTGATTCACCGTGCATGGTCTATAGGTCTACACCGCAAGAGAGTGAATTACAAGCATGGAAGTCAGGTCGTTCACTCGGATTTCGCGGCGATGCTCTCCCGTAGCGCTTGCTTTCACACTCTAGGCAGGTAAGATACGCGCTTATGACAACATTGATGCTGGTCGATGGGAGCCGAGGCGAATGCCGATCCAAGGCCGTCGTACGGCGTATCCGCGAAGAGCTGGCAAGGCAGGGCGTATCAGTGTCCGAGGTCGCCCGCAGGCACGGACTGGCTCAGCAGTATGTCTCGCGTCGAATGACGGGCGCTACCGACTGGAAAGTCGGGGAGCTGGACGACTTCTGCGCGGCGGCTGGAATCTCGTTTGGCTACGTCACGACTGGCGTTCGCCAGCTTCCGGGTAACGACGACCCGAGCGGCAACGATGGTGTGGTGCGCCCGAAGGGATTCGAACCCCTAACCTTCTGGTCAGGGGTTCGACCCCTGACCGAAGTGCGGGTTTCGGAGCATCCCCCCCTTCTGACCTTCCCGCCTCGTGCAGCGTAGACGCGCCGTGGTTACCGACGAGACTCGGCAGGCTCACAGCTTCATCACAGGGTGCGAGATCCTCAAGAAACATGATCATCGTCAACCTACGGTCGGGCGCTTATGACCTCACGCAAGAAGACCGGCCCCGCACCACTACCCGTGCCTACCGGATGGGACACCCTCATCAAGGGGTACCGGCAACATCAACTCGCAGCCGGACGGCCCAGTACCACCATCGCCACACGTCTGTCCCACATCGCTCGGATCGCGCGAGCTCTCGACACCCCGCCGACGGCCGTCACCGGTAACACCCTGCAGGCGTGGTTCTCCACGCAAACACAATGGAGCATCGAGACCCGGCGCGGCTACCGCAACTCAGCGCGCAGCTTCTTCGGCTGGGCGCACGAAGACGCACGGATTGCGGCCAACCCTGCCACCGCACTGCCCCATATCCCCGCCCCGGTTCCCCTGCCCAAGCCGGCACCCGATCGCATCTGGAAAGAAGCACTGATCGCCGCCGACGCACGCACCACCGTCATGCTGCACCTGGCATGCGGTGCCGGGATGCGCCGCGCCGAGGTCGCTCAGGTCCACACCAACGACCTCATCGAATCCTTCGACGGCTACCAACTCATCGTCCATGGCAAGGGCAACAAGAAGCGTGTCATCCCCATCACCGACGAGATCGCCGCCATGATCCAACGCGGCGCGGCCGGACACACCCCCGGCTCCAGCCCGACCGGCTGGCTGTTCCCCGGCAACGACAACGGCCACCTGTCCCCTCGGTGGGTGGGGACACTGTGCGCGAAGGTCATGCCCGAAGTCTGGACCATGCACAAGCTGCGGCATCGCTTCGCCACCCGCGCCTACCGCGCCACCCGCAACATCCGCGCCGTGCAACGCCTACTCGGCCACGCCTCCGTGGCAACCACCCAGATCTACACCGCCGTCGACGACCACGAGATGCGGGCAGCTGTCGTCGGCGCGAGTGGATCGGGTGTCCAAACCCCCTGGCAAACCGCCGCATGACCCCCACAACCGAAGGAGTGCTCGATGATCGCAGCAATTGAACGTGCGGCCCATGCGGCGGGCTGGCTGGCCATCGGGGGTGAGGACGGGGCACGCATCTACCGGCGACCCGGCACCCCGTCATGGGTGAGCATCACGTACGCGCACACCGGCGTGATCCTGTGGGCCGACGGACAGGACTCGCGGCGTACTTCCCGGCACTTCGCCGGGATCGACAAGGTGGATCGGCTGGTGGCGTTCCTAGCCGGGGGCTGAGTTATCGCAGTACGATCCGCGCATGATGCGAGTCGGAAAGTGGGCGTTGCCGCTCATGGTGCCATTGGCTGCTATCGCGCTCGCCACACCCGCCAACGCGGCGCCCGGCGACCCCTCCGATATGGGACTACCGGAGATCTTCCACTGTCAGCGCGACGCTATTCTCGGGCTGAATCCCAGCATCCGTCAGCTATGTGACAGCCCGGTGGAAGTAAGTGGCAGCGGCAACATTGCTTGGGTGAGATACCGGACTTTCACCCATATCGGTGGCAATAGGACTAAGTGCCAGGGGCGGATCGACGACTACGGCCGCTACCACGCCGATGGCTGCGAGCTATCCACGTCTTACTCTGACCCCACTACGGTTACCCAGCGGGAACGCTACATCGTCTGGGCCGACGCCATCCCTGACGGCGAGCCTGGGCACATCGAATGAGGGCCCTCATGCTGGCCGTGGTGATCGCCCTCGGGTGCGCACCAATTGCGCACGCCAGCCCTCGGCCAACTGGAATTGTGTGCGACATGCTGCGCAAATACCCTGGCATGGGGCCGACCGACGTAGCGCTGACATTCTCAGAGGATCAGCCGATCTATCCCAACTACACGGCCGCAAGGGCTGCGGTCGATCGTGAAGTCATGGCCGAGTGTCCCGAGCTTGCAACCCGTGGCCGCTGAATCTGTTCACGCCTAACCTGCACTAGGCATGTAGTGTGCTGTGCATCACTGGAGTGTTTGCCGAATCAGGGGGCGGGGCGTGTCTGATCAGATCAAGATCGACTTCGACGCCTTCTCGCGCCTATCTCCGCAAGTCAAGACGGTCGTCAAAGGTCTGGTAACTGACCATGACAGTGCCGGTGTGCTGGCACGGGCCAACGTGGGCGCCGATGGGCAGTCGCCGTCGTTCCGGGCCGCGCAACGCATGACCAGCGAGGCGCTGCCCAAGATTCTGGGCGTGATCGGTAGCCGCATGACCGAGGTCTCCGACACTGCCACCAAGGCGGTGCGGGTGCTGCAGGTACTCGACGAGCAAGGCCTGCAATCCGTGGCGACTTCCACACCAACCTTGTTGCCGCCACCGCCCGCCAAGGCCTAGTCCGGCAATGACGCCGACCCGCAAGCAGATCGAGGCCGCCAAGCCCGAGGCCACAATCGAGATGGCGCGGCACTGGATCTGGACCGCCGCCCAGATGGAAACCGCGGCCGATGACTACGTGGGGTATCTGACCAGACCGGGCGGGCAGACCTGGGAAGGTGCTACCGCCGAAGCCACACAGCACCGAGGCGGCGATGACAGGCGGGCCATCATCAACATGGCCGACGACATCACCAAGACGGCCAATGCGGCGATCAACGCACTCGCCGAATCGGTGATGCCCGCCCTCAAAAACGTGCGCCAGCTGATCGAAAACTGCGAAAACCTCGGCGGCTTCACCGTTCACGATGACCTGTCGGTCACCTACGAACCACCAGCAGGCACCAGCGAGGAACGCGCCCAAGCATGCCGCGAAGCTTGCGCCAGGTTCTCTGAGCAGATCAAAGACGCCGCCAACGCCTGGTGGGCCGCAGACCAACATGCCGGTGAACTCATCGACCGCGCAGTCGCCGCCCTGCCCGCCAACTTCAACCCCTTGGCCGGCGGCGGTGGGCTCGTAGGCGGTTTGACGGATGTACTCGGCATCATCGGCACTCCCAAGAATCTGACGCCCCAACAAAACCAAGAGATCGCATTCCGCAACGTGTTCGGTCGCGCGCCAGTGTCACCCTCGGACTGGGCAACCGCGTCCATGCTGGATCCGCATTCCTACAACGCGAAGAACGCCGGGGTACCGCCCGAGGTGCGCGTCGCCAAGATCGAGCCTGTACCGGGCCAGGGAGTGGTGCGGGCCAACTGGTTCATTCCGTCACAAGAGGTGCTGTATCCGAGTGAACGCAAGGGGGTAGGCCACAACCTCGGAGACAACCGTGGCTTCAACCCGAAGTTCGCGCCCGAGGATGCCAGAGTCTCCGCGATCGTGGACTACGAAAACGGTGTCGTCGTAGTACGGCAGAATCCATCCGTGGAAACCGACACCGGTGAAGCAATGCCCGGCAATCCCTGGGCAAGCGTGTCGCAGGACTCCAATGGGACTGTCAAGCTCTACTACAACACCGCTGATCCGTGGGCACCGTTTGGCGAGCTGCCTTCCAAGCTTGCGAACTACTCGGTGAATGGCAACATCGTGGTCCAGCCGGGCGCGGCAGGGCCTTCGATAGGCGGGCAGATGACGAGCTTCCCGGCCTTTGAGGCGTATCACGACACGCCTTCGGGCGGCACTTCGCAGGTCGCGCAGGTGTGGCCACCGGGGCGCGCGGATCAGTGGGGGCCGATGACGGGACTGCCCTTCATGCAAAGCGTGGGCGATCAGGGAATACTTCACTCTATGGACGGCGCGCGCATGACCGAGCTTATGCCGCCGGAATCTCGCGTGCCGACTATCGCTCCGGCAGCACCCCCGCCTCCGCAGGCGCCCATACCGCGCACCGAGATTGGCAAGTGATGAAAGACGAATTGAGGCGGTACGCAAAGTCCGTGTTCGCGGCGGCGATATTACTATGTGTTGCTTACTATTTCGTGTTTCTTATCGCCATACCGTTTTCCGCATCGGATCAGTCGATTGGTGACCGTGGGTTACTCGCGCTGATGCTCTTGTGGATGACGCCGTTAACTCTTGCCGGTGGTTGGTACCTGACGTTGCCCGTGATACTCGTCCTCGGTGGCATTTTCATGTACGCATGGCCGAGACTCCCCAGTCGGGTAACCGGTTGGCGTCCAAGAGGGTTTTGGCAGAATGCCGCTATATACCCGTTCCTTCTATACGGGCTCGTCAGCGCCGCGCTGTTGATCCTCGCGATGTTTGTTTCGATACCCGCGAGCTGTATGTCTGGACGCACGGGCTAGTCTCGCTACCTCATTTCGGTGTGCGAAACCGGAAACTTGGCAGTTCAAACGGGTCGTAGTATTCGACCCGTTAACCACAAATAGTGCCCCTCACCGGGTCGGGATGAGGGGCACTATTGGCGTCGCAGTCTGGGGGCTATTCGCCGTCGGCGGTGTCTTTGGCTTCGTGCCGTTTGCGGTCGCGTTGTTGTTCGCGCCATAGGCTGATCAGCATGGGTATGTAGACGATGGCACCGAGGGTGTAGATGGTGTATCGGATCTGTTGGCGCAGCGGGTAGTCGTCATCCCACCATTGGGAGGCCACGATCTGCCAGAGGACGGCGGCCAGCACCACGCTCTTGACGAGGAACACCCTGCCAATCCGATTCGATCCCGGCCGCGACCGGAGCCCGTACAGCAGCGTGAACGTGGTGACGAACACCGCGGCGAAGATCAGCGACAGGTTGGCGCCGAGCCGGTAGTCGATCGCGAACCACACATCGGAGACGAATACCCCGACGATGATCAACAGTCCGGTCACATACACCCAGCGCATCAGCTACCCCTTTGCATTGAGGCTAGGAACAATTCGGTCCATCCGTTCTTGGCGATCTCGTGGTGCAGCACCGTGCGGGCGCGGCGGGCACGTTCGACGACCTCGGTAGCGGCTTGGCTGCGGGCCTGCGACTCGGCCAGCTTGCGGTCAGCGTCGTCGATTGCCGTGTCGTGTTCATGCCCGCCGGCGGGGCGCGAGCGCTTCCGGGGCCACATCAGCCGTCACCCGCTGCGATCGTGGCCGCATCGCGCAGTGAGGTGATGATCGGTATCAGTTCCTCGGCCGGGCTGGGGTCTTTCTCGCGCAACAGGAATGCGATGGTTCGCGCGTCGTTGGCGGCGCGCGCGTCCATGCGTTCCACGATGGCGCCGTGGGTGTGTTTCATCTGCGCGATTTCGGCACGATGAGTCGGCCCGAGCACAATCCAGCCCCGCAACTGCGCGACCTGAAACATGACCAGCAGCGACAAGACTCCGACGCCGTTCCACATGGCCGGGTCTAGGAACCTCACTGGCCATCGTCGGCGTCGTCGGTGCGGCGGTCCTGTGCGAGCTTGAGTCCGGCCAGGCCGGTGCCGGCCAACCCCGCCCCGGTGATCACCCACTGCAGAGCGTCGCCAGATTCGGCCTTGCCGAGTACGACGAGCAAGACACCGCCAACGAAGATGGTCACGAACAGAACGGCGTAGATCACCAGGCGGGTGGTGTCGTTCTGGGGCACAGGATTGGGCATGACGGGATGTCCTTTCAACTAGACAGATATGCGCAGTTCAATGGCCTACATGGCTTTACAGTTGGTTTAGAGCTAGGGCAGTTTCCAGGCGGTCCAGGCTGGCGGGCCGTCGTTCCACCATGAGACGGTGCCCGGCACGGTGAAAACCGTTGCATTGTCAACCTTCTCGGTGATGATCTGTGCGGCGCAATCCACAGCGGTCAGCCCGCGCCAAAATGGCTCGGGCTGGTCGTGGTAGTGGAAGTGTGCGTTGGTCTGCACGAATTTGAGTGCGGCGGCGATGGTTTGGATGATCTGCGGCAGCAGCGCGAACAGTTTCATCACGTCGAGGATCTGGCCGCCGACCTGGTTGGTCGGCCCGGTGGTGACCAGGGCGGCCACCGTCGACAGCGCGCCAGCCCCCGGGAGCGCCGAGGCCAGTAGCCCGAGCAGTTGTTTCCCGACGGTGGAGATGAACAGGTTGAACAGGTAGGCGGCGAAGTCGAGCGAGATCTCCATGCGGGTCAGGATCTGGTACAGCCACGGCAGTAGACCAACGGCGTTGGGGTACATGTCGCCTTCGTGGGTGAACTGGTAGGTGATCGGCACGGCCCAATCCGGCCCGAACACACCCGAGATGCCATCGCCGCCCGGGTCGTTGCCGAGCAGTGTGGGGCCGGGCCGCCGGGATGGGCCACCGAATCCGATGATCAGCTTGATTTCGTCGCGCCGGTCCTCGGGCCATTGCAGTAGCGCGGTGTTCACCACGTCATCGCCCATGCTGTAGCCGATCCAGATCTTGGGCACACCGACCATGGGCAGCGCCAGCCGTAGCAGCTCGGCGGCGCCCTCGGTGCGCGCGTCGACGTAGGAGTGCGTGGGGTCGCCCATCAGGAACGCATCGGTGCAGAACCCAACACCCTGTTGCATGAACCGTTTCGCCGGCGCCTTCGGCGCGACGAGCACGACACCGAGGCGGGTCTTGCAGTCGTAGGTGAGCACCCCGGGCTTGCTGTTGTACTTCGGATCTTCGTGCTCGGCGAGCCAGCGCTGCATGGTGCGCAAGGCCCGGTCGGTCGCCGCGTCGAAGACACCGGACTCGATCACGCCCTCGTCGTGCGCACCGCTGTTGGTGGCGTACGCGAACAACAGGCGGTGTTGTAGCTTGCCGATCTCGTCGGTCGGGCCCATCAGCGGATCGGCCAATTGCGGCTGTTGCCAGGCCATCATCATGCGTCCTTTCCGATTGGCGCGAACCCGTCGATGCCGAGGTGCTCGCCGATGACCGCGACGGCGTTGACGAGGGTGCGGTCGCCGAGTTGGGGCCATTGGATGCGCAGCTGGTCCCAGGTCTCGCGCACGTAATCGGGTGCGGGAGTGGTCGGCCAGGTCGGGGTCGATCCGGTGTCGGCATACTTGGCGACCGCGGCGGTGAACACATCCCACGGGAAGTTGTCACCGACATCGGTGTGTGTGCCGTCGCCGAGGACCTTGGTCACGTAGCGGTGATCGGAGATACCGGGCAGGCGGCCGGTGTACGGGGGTGCGATGACCCTCATGGCGATCCCGTACTTGCGGCAGTCCTGCACGGCCAGGTAGGCGGCCACGTCGATCGCGTGGGCTTGCTTCATCCACTGCTCGCGGGTCCAGCTCGCCCGTGATCCGGCGAAGCACAGGTTGATGCTGCGATTGTTGGCCGAGAGCACCGACCATGAAGCGCTGTCGGTGTCCACCACGTCAACGACGGTCACCCCGCCGTCGGATGCCTGGCTGATCGTGTAGTGGTAGGACACCTGGTTGGCCGGGTTGCCTAGGTACTTCGCCAGATCCTCGGCCGCCGAGTTGCCCCCGCCGCCCTCTTGAGTGTGCAGGAAAAAGGCGTCGATCTTGGTACCGCTGCGGCTCTGGCTGTTCGGTGAGTAGAGCCCGAATTCGTTGAAGTCAGGGCGGTTGTCGGTCGCGGGCACGGTGGTTCCTCCGTTGGTGGTGGGCCAGAACTTGTCCAGGTAGGGGGTGACGGTGGCGATACGCGACTTGATCTCGGTGAGGTACGCCTTGCGGCCGTGCTCGTACCAGTACTGGGCGCTGTCCCAGTTCGGGCGCTGTTGCATCCACGCGATGTTGAGCCAGATGTCGCTGCTGGCACCGGGCTTGCGGCGCCAGATATCGAGCTTGCCGAAGAACGCCTTGACCTGTGCCGCTGCGCCCTTGAATCGATCTGGGTAGCTGGCGTCCTGTTGGGCGACACCAAAAGTGGTGTACGTCGGGTCCCATATCGTCTCGTCCCACTCGGACTCCTGATAGAGCGTCGAGAGTTCGGCCAGGCATTCATCGCGCGTGTGGCCGCGTGCCTTGGCTTCGGCGACGATGAGCTGGGCCACTTGGTCTTTGGTGGTCACCATCCGTACTTACCCTCTCTTATGCATGGGCCGATTTTGTCAATTCGGTCGCTGATGTAGTTGGCCGCCCACCATCCGAGCTGGAATGCGGCGGCGAATACGGCGAGGCAGGCAGCGGTGACGACGAGCAGTTGGCGGCGCATCATGCCGCCAAGGGGCCGAGAGTCAGGGTGTCCGTGTTGATGCGGATGATGTCTCCGCTGGCACCGGACTTGGAGGCGGCGGCCTGCGATGACCACAAGAAGTTCCCGGCCGTGGGGTGATCCCAGAACGACACCCCGGCAATGGTTTCCGTGGCACCGAGGGTGTGCTCGGGGGTGTTGGATTGGCTGATCGAACCGGCCGCAGCAGCGTTGAACGCACACGGGTAGCGGGTGGCCACCGAGGATGCGTTGGCTGTTCCGTTCGCGCCGGGATCGCCGGTGTGCATCTTGGCGTACACGGTTGCCGGTGGTGTGTAGGCCACGTTGCGGCAGATGTGATCGAGCAGTTTGTTCGCCAGGTACGACGAAATTCCCCAGGCCATAATGGGTTTCCCTTCTATTGGTAGGACCGGATATGGGCGACGCCCGTTCCGCCGAGGCGTCCGGGGTTGGCGATTCCGAAGACGCCGCCCGAGCCGGGACCGCCGCCACCTCCGGGCGCGTTGCCGTTAGTGTTGGTGCCTGCCTGTGCGCCGCCGGTGTAGGTCTGGCCGTTGATGGTGGTGTTGCCCGCAGCCTCGCCGGGCTGGTTGAGTCCGTTGCCGGCGTAGGCGCCTTTACCGCCGGCGCCGCCGGCACACGTGGTGGTGACCCCATCGATCAGGAACGTGGTGTCACCGCCGGCGCCGCCGTCCTTCTCCTTGGCCCCCGCGGCTCCGGGCGCGCCCACCATGCCGGTCAGGGTCAATGCGGAGCCGGGGATGTCGATGTTGCGGGCCACGGTGCGCGCATTCCATGCGCCTTTACGGCCGCCCTGTCCGGTGCTGCCCAGGCCGCCGTCACCGCCACCGCCGCCGCCTCCGGCACCGCACCCAACGCAGTCCATGAAGTCGCAGTTGCGCACGATGTTGTGAGTGAACGCCCCGGCCGTGGTGTAGGTGGCCAGGACAGGCAGGCCGCCCGGCGGATAGCCGAGGGTGCAGGCGCGGGCCGTGGTGATAGTCAGTGCGGCGTCAATCTTGGCGACGCGCTCGATCACCAGAGCCGAGGACATCGCCACGGTGCGGGTCAGGTCGACGGGCAGCAGCTTGTCGAAACTGATCGAGCGCGGCGCCGTGAGGTTGCGCGTCAGGTCGATCGGGGCAACCCGGGCCAAGGAGATGGTGCCGGTCATGCTCATGGCCTGCCTGAGGTCGCACCCGATGACCTTGGCCAGGAACAGCGCCCGTTCCATGGTGACCGCGAGCGCGAGGTCTTGCTGGAATGTGGCCTGTAGCGTCAGGTTGCGAGTGACCAGGATCGAGCGTTGCGCGGCCAGCTGATACACCGCGGCCAAGGCCAGCTCGCGGTCAAGGTGTACCGACAACACCACGCCCATGGCCTGCATGGCGGTCAGCTCAATCTCGCCGACACACATCACTGCCAGTGCGGCATCGATCCCGATGATGGCGTGCCACCTACCGTTTGGTGCGGGAGCTGGCACGGCCGGATTGACCGACCACTTGCCGCCCGACCGCGTGGCGGGAGCGGTCGGGCTGGTGGACCAGGGCACGTTAGGGCCCGGCGAATCCTATGCGGGACACTATCGCTCCCTCGCTGTCGGTTCCGGTGATCTGTATCCAGTTGGGCGGATTGGTCTTACCGTCGATGTCCAAGCCGCCACGCACGACAGCGAAGGTGATTCCGGGCAGCTCGGGCATGGTGAACGTGGTGCTCGGTTCGGGGATCTGCGCCGTCTGCGGTGGCGTGGGCGGCTCTTGCGCCAGTTCCGGTGCCGGCGGGTCCGGGGTGGGCGACGGGGCCGGGGGGTCTATCAGATCCTCGTCGTCATCGACGGTGGCAGGTGCTTCAGGTGAGGTCATCGGTGAGTTCTCCTGTGGTGTCAGATGAGTTTTCGGCCCGTGAAGGAGGCCACGCCGAATACTTGGGTGAT